GTTTGCAACTCAGCCCCGTAACCAGCGCTGAGAAAGTTGCGTCCGGTCTGCTTCACATCAATATCCCTTCCAATATTACCTGTCCTTCATCAATCATTCACAAATCAACAACCTCATGCTAATCATCCCAGTCAACTCATGTTTCATACTCCGCCACTCCATAAAATTCGCTCTGTGCCTGAATCTGGGCATGTTCCTCTTCCATTACTATTTCATTACCCGATATTGCATCCTCGTCTTCGTCACTTAATTCTGCTCGATTCCCGACTCGTTCTCCTGTTACTTCCACTACCACCATTTTCCCTTATTCTTCTTTGCGAACTCAGCCGGGTGTAAGGTTCTGCAGTGCTGTAACCGTTGTTACTTCCTGTCCCGGCTGAGTTCTGAGGGTTGCGCATCGCACATAATCCGCTATGTGCTGTGATTGCGGCTTTTTCTTTTCTTTATAAAAGAAAAGAAAAACCCGCCCAAAAAGAAAAGAAACTGGGCTGCCTGAGGTTGTGCCGTTGTGCATACCTTGTGCAGTGCGGCAGCCCAGTTCATTTCGCCTTGTGGCTTTCTTTCGCTTCCCGCTTCATAATCATGCGCCTCTCGCTCTCTTTCTGCTCTTGGCGGTTCAGCCTGAGTCCTGTGATGTGTGGTGCGTGATGTGTGATGTGTGATGTGCGATGTGCGATGTGCTTTCCTGCGGTCTGTGTTGTGCACATATTCACTTCCTGAATATGTTCATCTTCCGCTTGCTTCCGTTCACCTCTCGATACTTATTTATATCCTCGTGCCTATTTCCTATTGGTGTTGTGGAAATGAAAGAACCTGATGGAAAATCTAAAGAGGCACTTCGGGTCGGCTCGCAGCGCCGGGTCATCCTGCCCGCGCGCATGTTGAAAGCGATCGATGCTAAAGAGGGTGACATCATTATTGTCACCGTCCAGAAGGCGAAAGTGGTATCGGGAAGGTGATGTGGAGCATGAGTGAGAAAAAGTTCAAATTCTTGGTGAGATCCAGTATGCGTATCTTTGGAAAACCGTGTGAGGAAGCGCATAGTGCCAGTCTCAATTGTCCCGTTCCAGAGCATGAAGATTCCCCCGTTGTCATCCCCGATGCAGTCTGGAAACTCGTTCCGTCCCGCTCGATGAGCAAAACAGCAGTAGAAGATAGTCACTCAGATGAAGCGTGGTATGTTGAGTTTACATCTCTCGATGGTTTTCTTCGTTTCGTCGATAAGTACGGGCGTGTGATTATTTCGCCAAATAGCTGCACAGAGTTCCCTTATGAAATTGAGATTTACGATTCTTGGCGCGAATAGTTGGGAAGGTGTTGGCAGAGCATGAGTGAGGAAAAGGTAGATAAAATTGCAGTGCTGAGCGAGGATTATGACTTGTCACAGGATTCCGATTTGGAACTCGCAGCTACACTAAAGAGACTCTGCAGTGAATACGAAATGTGCCGCTATTGTCTCTCAACCGCGACTCTTGATGTTTGGCACGGTATCGTCAGAGTCGCTAAGGAAATTGTCAAGCGTGAGACTTGCACTAATTCTTGCGATTCGATCGAGCTGGCAGCACTCGTATCCGCAGAACTGGAATATCCCGAGAAGTGGGATACTGCGGCTTATCCCACAGTATGGCATGCGCTCTGGGAAGCCTCCTCTTGGTTAATGGGCGATAGAAGGTGAATAAAAAAATGAGCGAAGTAGACACATACCTGAAAGATCGGCTTTCTGAACTGATCAGCGAATTCTTTGTTGATATCGTAGAGGTAGATTTCACTAACGATAGAGTCGTCTTGAGAATTCAAGAGCTTCTCTGGCTTCTTGAGCAATTGGCACAACTCGAAGATGAAATTGGCAGTCTTGAGTCTTTCGCAACGGATTCCGCCGCTCCCGATAGTGTGAGAAAATGAGTGTATCAGCAGATTTGGAGGAAATCCTGGCTGAAAAAGTCGGGCATGAAGAAGAGTGGGAGCAACGGGAGTTAGGTAAAGTGAAGCCCGTTCATCGTAATGAACAGCATCCGTTTCGTCTCTTATTCCTCAACAGGCGGAAATGCGCCCGCAGTCCATTCATGTTCATGCGCAGGCGGAGGTATAGAAAATGGCAAATCTAAAGAGAGCGTCCATCCCCGTTGCCTTCTCCGATCTCGCGCGCATCCTCGGTGAGGATCGTTTGCGGCAACTTCTCGCCGCGCGCGGCAGGCGCGTCGGCTCGTCCATCATCATCGCTGCTGAAGATATCCTGCCGGTGTTGTATGAGGCACTCAAGGAGAATGAGAGCAAATAAACATGTCTGGCGAAAAGCAAGGAAGAAGCCCGTCACTGTAGAGTTTAGAGAGGTCATTGGTGAAGAGCAGATTCGAACACGAGAAGGTGTTCTTATTGCCAAGCAGGGAGAAGATTACATCATCCGCGGTGTAGATGGCGAGCTATATCCAATTAAAAAATCTATTTTCCATCGCACTTATGAAGTCGTTGAAGATCAAGGAGAATAAAAATGAATCCTAGCACTCGTAAAGGCTACCGGTCGCAGCATGAAGCCGCACAGGAGTATGCCAGCCGCGGCTGGCAGGTCTTTGTACCTCAGAAAGTTTCCAGGTTCGGAGTGCAAGATATTTTCAATATGTTTGACATGATTGCCCTCTCCCCCGATGGCTCTGAAATTCACTTCGTCCAGGTCAAGTCCAATTCCACGCGCGGCTTCCTCAAGAAGCTCCGGGCATGGCAGTGTGAGCATGTCGTTAAAATCGTGAAGTGGCGGCTTATGGTCAGGCGCGATGCAAGAAAGTTCAAAAGAAAATGGATTATTTATGAGTAGGAGGCTGTGAAAAATGTCCAAAATTTCGGGTTCTGTTCATCGCTGGAAAATCTATCTTGAGGGGGATTTCGACTTCTTTACGCTCGATGATTGGCTCAGGTATCTTGCTCGTCTTTGCCATAATCCCGAGCATGGGAATTACCGCGCTGAAGAATGTGATGTCCTTAGATCTCTCAAGGGATCCACAATTACCTCGTGCCCGCTTCGTTGCGTTCTTCTTATTTCTCCGATGCATTTCGTTCCCGAGAGAGGCCCGAGAGGTGATCTCCCGTGAAATTCACATTCATCATCGGCTGCGGTTGCACCAGGGTCGAAGTCAGTTTCGAGGGCAAGTATACTGAACTGATGCGCTCCGCTGCATTCATGCAGGAAGTCGTCGATGCCGTCCGCACCGTCTTGCGTGAAAGATGCCCTCAGAAGAAGGAGGATTCGCCATGAGAACCACTTGGATTGTTTCTTTCGCTGGCTCTGAAATCGCAGTTGTATTCGATGATCAGTCGTTTTGTGATGATTGGCATCTCATGAGTGCCGCTCTCACTGCGATTTCCAATGCCTTGCAGAAAATTCATCTCAAGGAAACTTTACAAGATCTCAAGAAGCTCCCTCATGTCACCTTGCTCTATGCCGGAGACTGAATCCTCGTCAGGAATCGCATCCCTCGAAAATGGCACGCTCAAACTCCATCTTCATCCAGGTCAGCAGCGCGCATGGGAATCCAAAAAGCGATTCGTCTTCATCTTAGCGGGGACGCAGAGTGGCAAGACCTCCTTCGGTCCATGGTGGCTTTTTCGTGAAATCAAGACTCGTGGCGCCGGCGATTATCTCGCAGTCACTGCCAATTATGATTTGTTCAAACTCAAGATGCTTCCCGAAATCCGAAATGTCTTTGAAAATATCCTGGGCATTGGCAGGTTCTGGACTGCTGAACGTATCCTCGAGATCCGCAATCCTGTCACCTCTTCCTTCTCTGCAAAGTCCTCATCTGACCGCATGTGGGCACGTATCATCCTCAGATCCGCTGCCGCCGGCTCTTCCAGGAAGGGTGTTTCCGTATCCTCGCTCGAGTCCGCCACCGTGAATGCCGCCTGGATTGATGAGTGCGGTTTGCCCGAATTCTCTGAAGAGGCTTATGATGCTATCCTTCGCAGGCTCTCACTCACTCATGGCAGGCTGCTCGGCACCACCACTATCTATTACATCAACTGGCTCAAGCACCGTGTCTATATCCCATTCCTGCGTGGTAATCCCGATATCGATCTCATCCAGTTCGATTCTCTTGAGAACCCTGCGTTCCCGCGTGATGAGTACGAACGTGCCCGGCAGGCACTCCCGGCATGGAAGTTCGATATGCTCTATCGCGGCAGGTATGCGCGCCCGGCAGGTGCTATCTTCTCCGATTTCAATGAGGAAACTCATGTTGTTGATCCGTTCAAAATCCCGTGCGATTGGAAAGTTTATGTCGGTATTGATCCCGGTGCTATTCATACCGCGACCGTGTGGCTCGCACTCAATCCCGCTCGTGGCAAGTTCTATGTCTATCGTGTCACGCTTGAGGGTGGGCTCACCACCCGTCAGCATGCGCAACTGCTGAAGCAGCGTGCACAAAATGAGAATGTTGTGAGATTTTGCGGCGGCGCGCGCTCGGAACTCCAGTTCCGGCTCGACTATCGTGCCGAAGGCGTGCCCATTACCAAGCCACCATTTACCGATGTCGAGACCGGGATTGATCGTATCATCCAGTTGCTGCGTGAGAAGCGGCTGTTCTTCTTCGCTAACTGTGAACTTCGCACCGTTTATTCCACTGAATCTGAATATCAGTCCATCTTCGATGAACTCAATTCTTATTCCCGCAAACTCAATGCCCAAGGCGAACCGACTGAAGAGATAGATTCCAAAGAGAAATTTCATCGGCTCGATGCGCTCAGGTATGCCGTTGCCGCAGTTACCGAGCCCCGTCCCGCAACCTTCTTCTCGATGCCTATCCCGCGAACCTCCCGAAAAAGATTTATTTAATCATCTCGCTCAGTGTTAATCATGAGGATATTGCAGACCCTCGCTAAAATCCCCCGTGCATTACGACCGCGTTCACCCCCTGCATATTCCGTCGCGTCCACGCAGGAAGACGTCCTCAAAGAATTTGAAGTTTCTAAAGAGGACCTCAAACTCGCATACCTTAGCCATCCTATTGTCAATCGTGCAATTCACTTCAGAGCCGACCTCATTGTAGCACGCGGCTTCTCGCTTGAATTCTCAGATGACACCACCAAAGAAATCATCACTGAATTCCTCCGTGATATGAAGCTCAATTCGCCAATCCACGCAGACCTCAAAACTATGATTAGAAATGCCTGCATTGATTGCGATGTTTTCGGCAATGCATTCTATCATCTTATTCCTAACAAAGCACGCACCAAAATTGTGAAGCTCGCTCCTCTCCATCCCGTCGATGTCGATTTCCAGCGTGATTCCGTGGGTACTATTCTGCTCGACTCGACCGGTGAACCGAAAGGGTACGTGTTTAGGGGAGGTACTAAAGAGGAGCGATTTTTTAAACGTGAAGAGATTGCGCATTTGAGATTCGAAACGCTTGGTGACGAATTGCTCGGCATCCCGCTCCTTCTCCCTATGTTCCGCACTCTTGAGCGGCTCTCTAATGTCGAGTTCGCAATCGCACAATCTTTGTATAAGCACGGTCTGCCCACTCGCTCGGTCGCAGTCGGCGATCCTGACCATCCGCCCACTGCCGAAGATATTGAAAAAGTAGCCGACCAGGTTAAAAATCTCGATTCCGCTTCCGAATATGTCCATCCCTACTATTTCAAAGTTGATACTATCAAAACCGAGTTTCCATCCAATATTCAGAACATCCCTGAATTCTTCCTCGCACAAATTGTCGCCCTCTCGGGCATCCCGCGCAGGTTTCTGCTCGGTGAGGAGAAGTTTGCATCTACTGTGACCGCACTTCAGCGCAATCTCGCGATGATGCTCGAACCTCTTCAAGCACGTGTGAAGACTTGGGTCGAAGAACAGATCTTTCAGCGGGTGCTCGCCGCACGCAAACACGAAGGCGAAGTCAAATTGATATGGAAAACAATCACCGAACCCGCCGAACCACGTCTTGTTGAGGACACCGTCAAACTCGCTCGTACCTTCATTGATGGTAAACCGCTCATCACGTGGGAAGAAGCACGTGAGCGATTGAAATTACCCACCGTACCCACCGAGTCGCGTGCTACCACGCTCATGCAACTCAAGAGCAACGAACTCGCAGGCATTTATCTCGTTGAGCCGCATGGCGAACTCATCTGGCTCGGTAGGAAGAAGGCAATTGTCAAGTCCGTGAGGTTCTCTTCACATATCGGTGAACCGCTCTATCTGCTCTCCGGCAAACTCTGTTATGGCATCATCCGGCTGGATTCCCCTGTCGAGATTTCGCTCAAAGAGTTCCGTGAACTCATACCAAAACATCTCGTGTCTGAAGAGGAACGTGAACAGTGGTGGCCACACAAACGCAAACTCTATTATTATCCGGTTGTCGTTGAGAAGCTCTTCAATCCTCCACGCAGGTGGAAGTATGAACCCGGAATTCAGAATTTCGTGCAGCATGTAGAATTCTTGTGATCATGGCTCAAGTGAAATGCTATAAAGGTGCCATCATCCGGAGATCCGATAAATATCCAAATTTTCCCTATCTCGTTGAACTTACTTGTTATGGCAATGTTTATGTTAAGTCAGTTTCCGATGCCAAATCCGTCATTAATGACTGTATCTCCAATTACAGTTGGGTATTCTGTCAGTGCGGCAACTCGCTAATCGATCAGCCTGTCTCCATCACTTATGAAAATGGAAATCCCGCTCCTGGTATCTCCGTTTCCGCTTCCCCGAATTTCTCCTCTTCCCACTGTTCGCGCAGTTGCACTACTGATGCCGATGGCAAGTGTTCTCTTTCCGATTTGGTCTCCGGTAAATCCTATGATATTTCAATCTCTCCGCCCGCCAATTTCATTTGTGATCCAAGCTGTACTCAAACTGTTAATGCTTCTTCTTCGATCGTCTCGTTCGTTCTTAAATTTCGTTACAAGTTATCTCTCTCTCTTCCTGCGCTTCCCTTGCTTTCGCTGCTGCTTCAGTCTCCCCGTCGTGAACTATCTCCGATTGCTCTTTCCGCCTTCCCTTCTATCTCTCTTTCCCGGCTCGAGAATTTTATTGTTCCTCTTTCCTTCTCCCTCCCCCCGCCTCCTACCCTCTCTCTTTCCGAGCTTAAACTCATTTCGCGTGAACTTGCTTTCTTCTCGCTGGAGGATCTTCCCAAATTGGCTGTCTCAGTTTTGCTTTTCACCTTCCCGCGTCAACCTCTCTCTGATGCCATTGTTGTTGAGAATATGAATGCACTTGCAGAAGCGTCATTTGAACATCATCGCAGAGCCCAATTCTCCAATTTTAATGCTCCCCCGTTCATTTGTCTCATCTGCGGCAAAACCTTTAATACTATTGATGATTATATCTCTCATTTGATAAGTCATGTCCAGGCATATGAAGAACCCGAAGAATGAGCACTCTCCAGGCGTTCTGTTCGCACCTCCGATGCAAATTCGCCTCTCAGCTTTCGATCGGAACGGCAAGCCACTCAAATCAGTCATCGTTGAAGCTCATTCCTGGCTCTTGAATTTTTATCACATCATCAAGATGCTCATCGGCCAGGATGAGGTCAGTTGCTGGGTCAGGAACTATTCCGGCACTCAGGTACAGCTCCGCGCTTTCTCTACTTCTAACTGCTGGGATGATGTCTCCGATGCTATGACCGAAGTCGGTGTTGGCGATTCCAATGCCGCATTCAATGCCTCCCATTACAAACTTCAAGGTTCAAACGTCTACTGGGGCGATGTCAATGGTGCAGTAGATATCGAGGGTGAAAAGGTCAGTTTCATCGCCGAAATTGATTGCACCACCGCTCTCACGGTCAAAGAAGTTGGGATCCGCTTCCCGAAAGTCAAAGATTTCTACGGCAATAATCAGATTATCATGATAGAACGCAGTGTGCTCGCTTCGTCTGATCAGCTCGATGTTCCCGCCGGTGGCAAAGTCCAGGCGACCTATGAAATGAATTACCCATAAGATGACTCTCCACATTTCCGATATCAAACTCCCGGAAAATCCCGTTGTAGGCGCTGAATTGCGCATTCCCGTCACCGTGAAAAACGACACCGATTCCGAAGTTGAAGTTCGTGTCTATCTCTATTCCGAAAAACAAGAAGGCGGTGGTTCCGTTCTCTGGGATTATGAACCTGATGTTCACTGGCAAAATATCGCCGCTCATGATGAGTATTCGTTCTCTGGTTATTGGGATACTCTCGTTTGCACTCTGCCCAACAAAGATCCCTGGAATTTCTGGGTTGAACTGCGAGAGCAGCATCAAGGCTTCATCGAGAAAAAGGAGTTCACGCTCCAGGCTCAAGATCGCCCTTACTGGTGGGGCACGCTCGTCGATAACATCATGATGGGTAATGTCAAATCCATCACCGAGCCCGTTATGGCGTTATTTGCAATTGATGAAATCAAAGGCATCACCGCGCCGCCATTCACGTGCTGGATTTGTGGTGATAAGTTCGAAGGCGAGTCCGCGACTCTCGATTTCGGCAAACATCTCATGCAACATTTCACTGCTTTCATCACTGATTGGTTTAAAGAACATTAGTCTCAATTGATTATCATGCCATCAGAAGTTAAACCCGGAAAATCGCGTGCCGCACTCGTGCTCGACATCATCAAGCTCGTCTTTGATATTATGCAAACCGTCTCGTTTATGATGTTCATCGAAGAAGAAGGCATCCAGATCCGCGGGTTCGGCATCATGAGCCTCATGCGCGAGAACCTCGTAGATGAGGTGGAAACTCAACTGAAAGCGCTCAAAGAGCAAGTTCAAAATCTTGAAACCTTCTGTGATTCCTGGGGCTGGTTCGCACCTTATATGAAACCCACCTATTCCAACTATGTCCAAGCAGCCTATGATCAGCTTGATGCATGGGAAGCATGGGTCGCCGCAAAGAAAGCAGAACGCGACAATGCGATTATCAGGATTGTATCCTCACCGACCAATGCCGAAATCTGGATTGATGGTAGAAATTCCAATTTCCTTACGCCCCAAACTTTCGATGACCTTTCGCCTGGCGATCATACCATCAAACTCAAATATGTCAGCTCCCGTCGTGGTCAGCTTGAATATGAAGACACCATCACCGTTGAGAAAGGTAAAACTAAAGAGTTTCGCTTCGTGCTTGAGGAGGTGTCTTGAGTATGACTCATTTTTCTTCAGTTGATTATTTCTCTGCTGGACTCGCTACTCTCTCACGCCAGGTCATCTGCTTCGCTATCGCCAAAGCCCCTCTTAAAGGTCATCCTGTTTATATCGCCGCAAATCTCACAATCAAATTCGCTGTTCATCAGTTCAATCTCCGTGTTCTTGAGATTGAAAGTGCAATGGATGCCTCGCTTATTCTCGCTGAGCAAACTGCCTATCCGCTCCTGCTCCAAGTTTCGGAGGAGATGGACCGGCTCATGGCGGCTCAGCTCACATGGGAAGATAAGCAAATTGCGCTCGCTGAGCTCATCCATCCGCTGCTGCTCCTTATTGAACCGCTTGCTTATTTATCGATTGGCAATTATATCGATTCGATGAAAGCCCAAAAAGATGCCCACACTGCAGTCCTGCTCCATTTCGAAAGCCTTTGGGAATGGAAAACCGCTACCGTCACTTATGTTATTGATGGTGATACGTTCAAGGTTGATATTTTCGATGAATCAGTCAGATTTGAGGATATTGATTGCCCCGAACCCGATTCCGACAAGGGCAAAGCCGCCAAAGCTTATACCGAATCGCATTTACTCGGCAAAGAAGTCGAGCTCCGGGTTAGAAAACAGCTCGATGATTATGGCAGGCGAGTCGCCAAAGTCTATCTCGACGGCAAGAATTTCGGCTATGAACTCGTCCGTAATGGTCTTGCGAAATTTAGTTATGTTAAGAGATGAAGCCAGCATCTAATCCTGCGGATAAGCTATTGCAATCTTTCCGGCAAAATCAGTTTCAGTTCACCCGTCTTATGAAGCGTCAGGCAGCGCACGCAAAAGTCCTCGAACATGAAACTTTTAAATTATGTTCACCCTATCTTTTTAATATGCCCACGCGTCTGCAAGTCCGCAGCTTCCCGCTCGGCTGTAAAATCAAAATCGATGGTGAACTCATGCCGTTCCGCACACCGCATACGTTCAATAATCTTCCACCCGGTCAGCATGTTGTTGAACTTATCTATGAAGACGTCAATGGCAAGCGTTCACTTCGCAAAACCGTCCAGCTCGTGCCCAATGAGCGTGTAGTTTGTAAGTTGCATTTCAAAAAGCCCAAAACTCTTGCAACTATTGGATGAAAATGAATGCAGAATCCAAAGAACCGGAATTCGTTGAACTAATTCGTAACATTAAAGATTACGATCCTTCCAAGCTCAACAATGCCCAGCTCGCAGACGATATGCGCATCTGCTTCGCATGGTACTCCTCGCTCCGGCAGGGCAAGAAATTGAAATTCACGATGGATGAAGTCATCGAACTCGCTCGCAAAATCTACAATGAAATCGAAAAGCGTAAGCGTGAGGGCAAGATGAAACATGATTGGAAGCCTGAACAGATGAAGAAGTATTCCCGTGAACTCTTTGAAATCATCACCGGCGCCCATCTCGCAGCCTCCAATTCCGCCACTCTCCCCATTTACCCCGGGAATGTCTCCCCGCGGTTCGATCCGCTCGATCTCGATGAGTTCTTACAGAAATGGAATTCCTTTTATTTCCGCAAGCCATTTATTCTTCTTGTCGGCTCGCTCGCCAATTGGCAGCGCACTGAAGGTGATATCGATATTCTTGTAAAAGCCCGCGATCCCACTCCGCTGCTGAATGCACTCGATCGTGCAATCATCAAGTGCTTCAAGTTGCATGAAGATCAGCTCGCTGACCTCCTCATCCAGGCGCATCAGTTCATACATTCCGATTCGCTTTTCTTGCTCACGCGCTGGCGAATCGAACGTGCATTCCCCGAATTTAAAGGCAGGATTCAAGTGCTCGACGATTCCTTCTCGGGCCCGTTTACTAATTTCGTTGAGCTTGCCGACCTTGCCGCAGTAGCACGCAGTGAGAAAGTCCGCCAGGAAATGGCACAGCGTGGCATCAAACTCTTCCAGTGGTTCCCGATGCTCAAGCCTATGCATGGACGTCAGAAAGGTGAAATCTATTCGGTTGATTCGGTTATCGAAGTCCTTAAAACTCGCAAAGATAACTGGTTCGATATCGGCGTTTATGTCCAGAAGAAATATGATGGCACTCATTGCCAGGTTCACAAGAGCGGTGATAAAGTCCGTATCATCACTGAAGATGGCACCGATGTCACCCAGAACTGTCCGACACTTGTCAAAGAGTTTCAGCAGCAGCCCGGTAATTTCATTTTGTGTGGTGAGATTGAGCTCTGGAAGAATGGCAAGCATCAGCCCCGTGCGCTCACCGCGGGCATACTCAATGCCAGCAAGCCGCAGCCCGATGAAAAAGATCTAATTTTCAATGTCTATGATTGCCTCTTCTTCGATGATGCCGGGGATATTCACAACCGTCCTTACTCTGAACGCATCAAATATTATCAGAAAATCCGTGAAACTGACCATATCAAGCTCGCTCCGTTCACTCTCTGCCATTCCGAGCAGTGTGTCCGTGATGCGATCGAGAAGTATTCTGCTCAGGAAGGTTCCGAAGGCGCATACCTCAAACGTGCTGATTTCCCTTATGAACTCGATGGTAAAACCCGGCTGAATATCAAATACAAAAAGGAAAGGTCGCTCGATGCCGTAGTGCTCAAACGCAACAAAGTCGCTAAGACCGAGAAAACCTATTATTACCACTGCGGACTGAAGTCTGATCATGATATCGTCTACTGCGGCAAAACTTTCAATACGAACATCAAAGCCGAACCCGGTGATATTATCAAGGTCGTGTTCGTTGATATTTCAGGTTATACCGATCCAAAGACCGGCAAGCGGTGGGTCAACTGGTGGGCGCCGCGTGTCGTGATGCTACGCACTGATAAGAAAGAGCCCGACACTATTGATACTGCCTGGCGGATGGTCAAAGAGACCACAGCTAGGTTCGAAGAGAAGCCGATGCCCGACATTAAGAATCTTGAGCAGCTCGATGCTGAATCTCCAACTCATAAAGATTGCATCAATTTCGACCCCGAATCCCATATGTGCAAATTGCATAATCGTCTCGTAGACCCCGATGCGCTCGCCTGTCCCGATTTCCAGCCTCGTGCCAATCTCTCTGCCAGTGCTAAGCGATTCGTCATCCAGAATCATTTCCGCGGCAGTTCCTCGCATGGCGATTTCCGTGTCCAACTTGATCACGTGCTCGGCGGCTTTACGCTCGGCTGGCAGCGTGCCGATGAACTCAAACGTGAACTGGAAAAGCACTGGCAACTCAAGAAAACCAAAGACCGTTACGAAATCTACTGGGACGGTGAACTCATGTATGCGCTCGATAAGCGTGAGAACGTGGTACAAGAGCCGTCCGCAGCACTCAAGAAGCGTGTGTTTGAGTTCCATAAAAAACTCGCCATGGATCCCAGATTCTGGAAGATTGATATGAACACTGGCGAAGAACTCAAACGCAAAGGTTCAGTGCGTGATGAAGTGGAGAAGATTTTCTGTGTCCAGAAAACTCGCGAACCGTTCGAGTGGCTCTCAGTCGAGGGCGTAACCAAACCGCGTGAGGTCGAACCCGAACCCGGCGGCACGCGGTTCTTCCCCGGGATATTTGTTGAGGTGGATTCCGGCACTTACTATCCCGGTGCGCAGAAGCCGTATTTCAAGGAATATTTCCTCAACGGCAAGAAATGGAAAGGCAGGGTCGTGTTCCGGTTGGTTGCGGGCTTGCAGGGCACAAAAGCAGTCGCCAACTGGCTATACTGGAAGCCCGATGATCAGACTCCTTATGTTCTCTCAGCACGTGCCGTCCGCGATAACTGGCTGCCCGCAGAGGGTAGTGCTATGCCCCCTGAATGGGAACACAAACTCCCGGAAGAATTGCATTTCTGGAAAGCCGGTGATCGCAAGAAGAAACTCGAACTGCGTAAACTCGCACGTGAATATCTCAAGAAGAAGGAGGTTCTCAGTGTCGATGATGAAGTTGAGTTCGTGCTCACGCACCGGTACTGGCAGGGTCAGTATGTTGTGCGCGGTCTTCCGGTTGAGGACTATCATATAAAAATTGGCGAGCATAGATTCCATCTCGATAAAGACCCGACCCACGAATTCCCCGAGAATGGCATTTCTGCTTTGCAGTTCCATGATAAAGATGAATATTTCGTCGAGGGCGAGAAGAAGCCGCAATCTGCAGTCAATCCCAACCGCAAAATTCCCGCTTATATTCATGTGCTCGATCGCGGCAAAGCTGAAATCATCGCCGATGAGCCCCTCTATCTCCATGTGCGATTGAATGGAAAGAAACTCAAAGGTTTGTTTTATTTCCGCCGCACCTCGCGCGATGCCGAGTTCTGGACATTCAAAAAAGGTATGGAGAGCTTTTAAGATGGTTCCTATCAAAAGGCGCTCGGATGCTGAAATCGAACGTGAATATCTTGAGCATTATCTTGTATCCGTCCTCGCTTCTATTAATTCCAGATTTCATCTGTTTGATGCTCACTTATTCCACGATCCAAATGGTAATTTCCATATCAAGATTATCTGGAAATGACTTCCGGCAAGCCTCTGACTGAAGAGCAGAAAGAGAAAATCAGGAAGGAAATCAAATTCAAAACCAAGTGTCAGCTCGCTAAGGAGATGGGACTTCATTACCAGACCGTATCCAAGTTCGTCAAGAAAGAATCGCTTGAGGTCGATGATTCCGAAAATCGTTATATAGAACCTGTTTCGGAAGATTAATTATGGAGGAGCAAGCTCAGCCGTTTGCACTGCGGGACATCTATGAGCATCCGTTCGTGCAGGACCTCATCCGCGAGAATCGTGAACTCCGCGAGCTCGCCACCAAGCCTCAGGTCAAAGATTTGCGAGAAATCCCGCTGCCCTACACAGTCGAGAATTGCATTCTCATCAAGGAAGGTGTGCATAATGGCGTCTATTACCCTGCGGAAGAACTCAAGAAAGCCGTCGACCAGCACGAAGGTCTGCAGATCTATCTCGACCACAAAGACACGAAAGGTGAAGCCGCACAGACCTGGATTGGTGCAGTTCACAATCCCAAATGGTCCGAGCGCGACAAGGCGATTCTTGGTGATATTGATATAGTTGACCCAAAAACTGCGATGGCAATTGCATATGGCGCCAAGTTCGGGCTGTCTGCAACCGTCGATGTGGATTCGCAGGAAAAAGATAGCAAAACTGTCGGTCGCAATCTCCTCTTTAAGTCTTACTCGATAGTTGTCAATCCCGCGGTGCGTGAAACGATGCTGAATGAGGCTCAAGACATGGCTACGGAAGAGTTAGATTATGTGGCTGATCTCCAGCCCGCTCTCTCAAAGCTGGATGATGCGATCAGACGCGCATCGTCCATGAAGGATACGTCGCTGCTCACGACCTTACAGCAAATCAAGGCGATTGTATCGAAGGTTTGTGGTAAGGAGTATCCTTATCCCAAGCCCGGCTCGATGAGCCTTGATGCGCTCTCGGAGCAGATCGCCGCGCTCGCTCAGGCTATCAAGGATTTGCAGTCATCGTCTGAACCCTCCAGCACCAACGATAACGAGGAGCTGGAGGCTGTAAAGAAGGAGAATGAGGAATTGAAGGAGAAGTTGAATGCTATTCAGCAAAAAGAGCATGAGCAGAACGTTGAAAGAGTGCTGAAGAAGGAGATTGAAGTTGGTCTCACTGCCGCTGCCGATGCAGAATCCCGACGCAAAGAACTTCTGGAGATGGATTCCGCCGCGCTTACCGCAGTTGAGCAGAACCTCGATCGCACTATCAAGATCCTTGAGACCAATGTAGATGATACCAAGCCCGCAGAGACCACACCATCTTCGTCCAGTCAGGAACTCTCACAGAAGTCTTCTTCTTCATCCGAGAAGCTGCTCCAGATGATGATTGCGGAGCAGAACCGCGCCACATTCAATTATGGGGGTGATGAATGATATGAGGTCGCTAAGAGAACTCCAGGCTGCGAATATTACGGATACTAATACTACAAACATCAGCAATATTCAGGACACGTTCCTTGATACTGAAGTCCGGAAATTTGCCGAGGCGCTGCGATTCTTCCGGCAGGTTGTGGAAGAGAATGACGTGCTTGTGAATTCGCGTGACAAGACTCTCCGAATACCCAAGACAACTTCGCATCTCACCATAACTACTTCGCACACTGAAGGTGCAGAGCGGACTTACACTGAGATGACCAACATCAATACAGTGGACATCACACCCGCTTTCAAGCTCGGTGCGATCGCTATCACGAAGGAACTCGTTGATACCACGCGTGTAGACTTGATTGATCTTGCGAAATACATGGTTGCACAGGATATCGAAGAGGGCATCGAGAAGGCAATTACGGAGCAAATTGACACCGATGTCACCACCAATGTCGTCTATGGTGGCGATGCCACGAAGCCGTCCGAACTTACTTCTGGTGATACTATCACGGTTGATCTCGTTGCCGATGCTATCCAGAAAGTGAAGGAGAATAATTATGTCCCTGCCTTCTTGTTCATTCGCCCGGCTCAGGAGAATGTGTTCTATAAGTCCTCCCAGTTCACCAATGCCGCCGAGTATGGTTCTAACGAGGTCGTTCTGAATGGTGAAATCGGCAAGTATCTTGGTGTGAAGGTCATTACGTCCACGCTCACGCAGCATTACAGCGCTTCTGGTCAGGACAAGGGCATTTCCGGTGCTGACGGACAGTGGGGTGCTGCCGGCACTTCATGTCAGCTCATAGGGTTCACTGCAGGCAAGAAGAAGCCGATTGTGCTCGCTTGGAAGCAGAAGCCGCAGGTGTCTTATGAGTATCTCAAGCGATATGCGAACCACTATATCTATTACGATGCTGCGTATGGTGTCAAGGTGATCGAGGAGAAGGCTTGCTGTTTGATCAAGGTCACGGATTCGTGATCTCAGGTGTGATTGAATATGACTGAATACGGCTTCCGAGACAACAAAATTGTAGCCAAGTCCAAAGGTATAGTCGTTATTCCCATGAGCTTTGAGTCTGGTGAGCAGACCGCCACTAAAATCTATTTCCCCTTCAAAGTCCGGATCGATAAAATCCGAAGCATAGTTACGAAGGCCATTGCCGGAACCGACGATGGCACTATCACCGGCGCAAATGCTAATGGAAATTCAGCCAATGGCGTTGTCACTGTTGCCGCTTCTTCCGCATTGAATACTGAGGATTCCGCCTCCCCTACTTCCAATAATATCGTTGAAGCCGACAGCTACTATAAACTCACCTCTTCTAAGAGCACTGCTGGTGGGAAAGTTCTCGTCACTCTCGAATTCACTCGCATTGCATGAAATGTCGCCTGATCTTCCCGCGCTCATTAGCACGCTTGGCTTCCCGATTGCAATCACCATTTACCTGCTCTGGGAACGTCAGCAGGTCACGAAGACGCTGGAGAAGGCAATCAAGCAGGACTTAGTCATTGCTATCCAAGAACTGCGTGAGGAGATCATAAGGTTCAGCGAACGCTGTAATGGAGGGCGTAGACCATGAGTAGATTTTTTATGCTCGATGGTGTAACGTATGATTTAAATGAGCTTGTTACACGCTATCTTCTGCAGTTCCATTCATTGCAGAGATGGGGTAGGTATGTCGATCCTGAATGGACTCATGCAGCTGAAGTTACTGCGCCCTCTGCCGGCACGGCACTGGTAACAAAATCTGTGGGAACGGGCAAGACTGGCTATATCTACGGGTTCTTCATATCTGCAGGTGAGTCAAATGATTTCAAAATCAACTGGACTTCTGGCGGTAATGCGAAGTCAATAAGAATACCTTTCAGTGGCAAAGGTGCCTTGCATTATATAAACTATTCCGCATTGAATGAGGGTATAGGTGCAGATGCGGGAACGGATATTACAATTACAAACATCAATGCCGGCAGTTCGGGTGTAATTTATCAAGCTCGGTTATTCTACGCAGAGGTGTAATAAGGAATGGGTGGTTTCAGCACGATAGTAGGAGTGGAACGCGAAGCACTTGTTAGTTATGCGGGCGTTACTGATGCCGACGGTGCTGCGGATGGTACATCTTTAAAATGCAGCGCTATTGGTAGTGGCTCAGGTTACCCCGATTTTGATGGTAACCAAGTAATCATTACTTCAGGTCCTTATAAAGGTCAGGCACGATACATTAACGGTCCAACAAATGCTGATGCAGCAGGTACAATAACAGTAGCAAACGCATTTGATGGACAGATACCTTCTGGTACTTCGTTTATTATAACGGGAATCAGAACTGTCCCGGCAGAGGTTGCAGCTCTTCAAGAAGATATCGGTGATTTCTCAGCACAAACTAATTTAAAATCATTATTAGCAGTACTTGGTAGTGGATGGGATACGGAAAATAAAACAGTATACGATAAACTGGTTACAGATGGCGTAGTAGTTAATTCAAGAACCAGTGCATACAAAAGATTGGCTGGCGTTCCGCAGGTTATAGAAGTACCAGTAACATCAGCAGCAAATGCAGGTGATGTAACAATAGCAACGATTACCGACCAACCATGTGTGATAGATTCCATAATAATCCATGCAAATACGGCACAAACATCAGACCTCACTTCATGCGCTGTTTATGGTGGAGCAGGTAAAGTAGTCACATTTATAAGCGATACTGATGCAACACAGGCAAATTTAGATGCGGCGGATAAACAAGTATCTTGGACTGGAGCAGTACGATTAGCAGCTGGAAAAACTATTGTAATGAGCTTGGTAGGAACGGGGAGCACGGCAGTTGACTTGACGGTAACAATAACTTATCATGCAGTAGCTGATGGTGGATATTTAGCTTAAGTTTAATTGTAGAAAGGAGGAATGAATAAAAAAAATGAGCATACAAATTTCTGGAGTGAAAAGAGAAAAAACGAGGGTGCCCGATAGTTTGGTTGTAGGAGTTGAGTGGAATGTAATAGCTGATAGTTGGCGCCATATCGACGAGTTCGGTAATTCTCTCGTTTTAACCTCCGACGATTTCGATAAACACCCTATATGGGGCGGTATGCGAAGATGCACATTAGCGGCAGACGGCACAGTAAACCACTACGGACAGAACCCGCGTGGAGATGGTTTAGACTTAACCGGTGGGGACGGGCGGGTTATGGTGGAGATACCGAAGTTCTATGTAAAAGCCGAAACAGTGGGGGATACAAAACAGCTATGGTTTAAAAACGGGACTTCGGAATTCAATGTCGGTGCAACGCTCACAGGTGGCACTTCCGGTGCAACTGCTACTATTGACTCTGTAATTGTTACAAGTGGCAGCTGGGCAGGCAACGATGCCGCAGGTCATCTTATCATTTCAAAAGTATCCGGATTATTTCAGGACAATGAAGCGCTTTCAGATGATGGTGCGACGCCTGGTGCAGCAACATCGTGGGGAATTGCATCTGCGCTGGTGCATAGGTGGTGGATTTCGCCGGAGCCCCGTGTAGGCTTTGAAGTGCATCCTGCGTTTTTGCAACGTGGAGGTATCGAACGCGATTATATTTATGTTGGCGCATTCGAAGCGGACTTTGTATACGATGGCGATAATGAAGCTTATGATGCTTCACATGAGAAATTACATTCGCGAACGGGCAAGCAGCCTCTTACAGGCAATGGAGATTGTCTCTGGCGGGTTGCATTCGACGGTGGGCAGAACGAGCCCGCCATCGGTGACGATGTAGGTACAGCCTCAGATGACCATTTCTTTATTGTGGATTACGTTAAAACTGGTGGCGATTGGGCAACTAATGACGCCACAGGCTATTTATGGCTACGCAAACCTGGTGATGACAGTTGTGGCTGGCAAGATGACGAAGATATAACTAACAACACACAGGGTAATACACTGGCGGGCGGTTCAGGTCTTGGCGTTAACGGTGCACCTTCTGGAAAGACAGTAACGATTTCAGAATTGAGAACACTTGCAGGCAATATCGGCTCGCGCTGGGGTATAGTGAATATATGGACTCTATCTGCGATTCAATTACTATTTTTCATTGAGTATGCAAGCGGTGATAGCCAATCAGCAATAGGTCGCGGCATTGTAGACAAAGCAAGTGGCACGGGATTTTTCGGCGAACTCACGGGTGCTGACTCCGCAGATGTAAACATAGGTGCGAACGGCACAGGCACTGGAACAGGCTCAGATGGATATACCCCAGTAGTGTACCGTGGTATTGAGAACCTGTGGGGGAATGTATGGACATTCGTAGATGGTTATATTGCTGTTGACGCAGAATATAGAATTATAAACCGGGACGGCAGTGGCACATTTGCAGATACGTTAGCTGCGGGTGATTACGAAACATCTTTGACCAAGCCGATAGTCAGTGATGGTTATGTATTGAACATCGAACATGATGAGTTACTGAAACTTTTATTCATACCTTCTGCCGTTGCAGGGTCATCTTCAACATACTTACGCGATTACTC